CTAAACCGCATAAAATGGAGATGCCATGGACATAAAAGCCGACGCGCATATTGCTTTGACGATGTGTATTATGTCGTCGGGCAGATTAGAAACAAAGGCGGCGATGCCATAGCGCTTGTGTTCCGCTTTGACCCGGAAGCGCGCAAGGCCGAGTATGTCACCTACGACAATGTAGGCGAGGGCACATGGACGGGCTATGAGCTGATCCCACGGTTTGAAGCAAATGAAAGCCCCCATCAGCCTGAATTTCAGCGCGATGGGGGAGAGAACGTTCAAAAATAGTCTCATTTGGATAAAAAAAGAAAAACCTCAGAAACCGAAGTTCCTGAGGTTTTGGTGGGCGCTAACGGACTTGAACCGGGACGAAAGGTATTTTTGAAGAAAAAAAGCCTTTTCAAATTTTTAAAAAGCCCAGTATTTATGCGGGTTTTCTTACTTGTAGGTAAAAGAATGCTTTTGCCGCTTGCGGGTGAAAGTGTGTTATAAAGTGTGTTATTTTTTGAGAGAATAAAAGCCGGGGAAGCGGATTTCCTCGGCTTTCTTTTTGCTTAGATGCGGTTCTCTTTGTCTTTCCTCATCTGCTCCCCGAGTTCGCGCCCGGTGATGATGCGGCTTTTAAGTCGGCTTATCGCATGGTCAGGGTCATCGTCATGGGTAGTATCTCTATGAATACCGTTATCGTATTCAGCAAGGTAAGCGTCGTGAGAGCCTTTCTTAGCGATTTGATACACCCTGATATAGGTGCTTTCAAAGGGAACTTCTTTCACAAATTTTTTCATAAAAAATCTCCTATCTGTGTTGCTTTGGGCTTATCCTATGCCACACGCCCGGGATAATTCACAACGGCGATCTCTGTCAAGGTGGTTTCAAGTGCGTTTACGATCTCCTCGAGCTGTGCAGCCACGGTGCCGGTGTACCAGGTTTCGCCGCACTGCTTGCAGCGCAGGCACGGGACATTCTTCACAATGACGATGCAGCCGTTTTCAAGGGTCACAACGTGGTTCGTTTTGCCTTCGACGGCTTCGCCTTTACACATAAAGCATTTCATTTCACTGCTCCGCTCAATACCGGTTATAAATCTGACCGCGGTTTCCGGCGTCCACGATGCAGATCAGCAGTTCGCCGTTATCGACGGTGTAGATGATGCGGTATTCGCCGACGCGCAGCCGGTAATAGGCGTTGTTCCCTTGCAGCTTCTTAATGTCTCCGCTTCCGGGAAGCCGCTCAATGGCGGCGACGACGCGGCGCTTTTCATTCTGGGGAAGACGGTCGATGAATTTCTTTGCGGGCTTCTTGATGATGATTTTATACATCAGGAAAGCCCCCATTCCTTCTTGCAGTCTTCCAAGGTGTAGGAAACGTCCTTTTCGGGGTCGTTCTCGTACTCCTTTACGAGCTTTTCGCAGAAAGCATCGTCGGCATCCTCGTCGGCGGTGAGCCCCTGAATATATGCCAGAACATAGCCGATTTTGTAATCCGGCACGTTTTCCAGCAATTTGACGCAAAGTTCTCTGTTACTCATAAACTAAACCTCCTGTTCGTCTTGCTTAAGTTGGTTTTCTATCGCACGGCAGATAAACCCGTTCAGGCTTTCGCCGCGCTGCTCGGCGTGGGCTTTGATTTTAGTCATCATGGTATGCGGAATTTCTAACACTATTCTTGTGTCTGCGTAATCTCTGATGAACGCTCCGACAAGCGCAGGGTCACTCTTAAACGGTTGCATAGCGGCGCCGTGTGTTCTGGTTTGATAATTACCGCCATGAGCAGCATAATGGCAGCTATGACAAAGGGTGATACCGTTTTCTAAATCTGTTTCTAATTCGGGGGATAAAGTTTTCGGGCGAATATGATGCGCTTCGAGGCGGCTTTCATCTCCACAAAAAGCACATTTCCAGTTATCAAGGTCTTTTACGGTTTTAGCCCAAAGATATTTGGGTACATAAATCATAGATATTCCCCTTATATCCGTTCATTCGTGTCGTTCATGATGAATTCTGCGGAGAAGGAGCAGTTCAGCGCTTCGGCGATCTCGCGCAGCTCCTTTTCAGAGAAGTTATCACGAGACATTTTATTTGACATGTTCTGACGGGACTGCCCGGTCAATGCGGCAAGCTGGGCGATGGTCATGTTTCTGCGGTTCAGGATCACCTTTATTTTTTCTCCCATTGTTAAAGACATAATAACACCTACCTTTTTCTAACTCTAATTATAACGTGTACATTATAAAATGTCAATCGTCAAAAATATTTTTCAAAATAAATTAAAAAGTTGCAAACAATGCTTGACAAACGAAACTTTTTAGTGTATACTATAATCACAAGGTAAGGGAAACGACAAAGCCGGGGTTAACGACTTGAAAGCCCTCAGATAGGTGGAATATAGCAGCGTAAGCGTCCTGGCTCCCGAACTCTTGTTAAAGCCCGACGGTTCGACGGCTCCCAGAGAAAGCCGCCCCGGTAGGTACCGGGCAAACACCGGTTAGTCAGTGAACCAGAAACATGACGCTTCGCGGATTGACGCGGGGGAGCGGCATAACCCGTTCTTCCAAAAGTCCGAGCGCCGCCCCTCGCATCGGGGGCAAGCCCTTCGGGGCGGTAACGCAAACGACGGAAAGGAGCAGCAACCATGAGCAAGAAAGACCTGAAGAAAGCGGTATACCGTCTGCGGGAGCTGGAAGCGCAGGCGGGGGAGATCGCGCAGGAGATCGACATGCTGAAGGACGCCATTAAAGCGGAGATGACTGCGCAGAACGTAACGGAAATGCAGGTGGACGTTTTTCGCATCCGCTGGGCGAGCGTGCAAAGCTGCCGATTTGACAGCGCCGCTTTCAAGCGCGCCATGCCGGACCTGTACGGCAGCTTCCTTCGGCAGACGGAGACGCGCCGGTTCTCGGTACAATGAAAAATCCCCCTGCAAAGCTCCGGTAAAGCGATGCAAGGGGAAAAGCCGCTGAAACGGCAGCCGTTAAAACGACCTTAGACACCTACAGTATAACACAACAGCCCCCAGACAGCAAGCCCCCGCAGCCGAAAAGAACGGTTGTGGGGGTGTTGTTTTTCCCGCGCGTACTCGTGTCATGAAATTCACTTAAAGCCGTGGAAATCGCGTTCCAGAAGCTCTGTGACGCGCTCGGGGTTACTGCCTTTGGCGCTCCATGCAGAGAACGACGTGGAAACGGAATAGGCGTATTCTTCCCGGAAGCCGTTTAAAAGGCGGCGGGCTTCGGGCTTTCGCATGTTGCGCAGCGCCCGGGCTTCCAACTGCCGCACGCCCGCTTTCGTCATGCCGAGTGTTTCGGCGCACTGCCCGCGCGTCTGGTTCAGGTAGAAACGGGTCTTCAAAATGCGCTGCTCTGCCGGGTCGCAGGTCTCCCGCATGGCGGTTTCAAGCGCCGTGTGCAGGGCGGCGGTGTAGCAGTCGTCTTCCACGTCCGTGATCTGCTGCGCTGCTTCCGGGTCTTCTATCACGTCGGAAAGCGGGGCGTCGTTATCTTCACCGGCGGGCGCGTCAAAGCTTATGCAGTCGTCGAGCGGATCGCGCTTCGTATTTCCGTAGCCCAAAAGCTGGGCAAAGGCGTTTTTCAGCGGGTAGGAAAGATAGGTGGTGAATTTATACGCCTGCTCCGGCTTGAACGCCGCAAGGGCTTTTCGGAACGCGCAATAGGTCTCTTGCTGGAGGTCTTCAAGTGTCACGCCGCGCCCGGAGAGCTTCGCGGGGTCGTGCCTGCGGTAAACGTGCCCCGCCGCTGCCAGACAGAACGGCTTCACCGCTTCCCACAAATCAAAGAGCGCCCGCCAGTCACCCTGCTGCGCCAATGCGGCAAGCTGTTCGTTTGTCATGAATTCTCCTTTCTTTTTTCGTGAAACATGAAGGGCGCGGAAGTTAAGTCTTGTACAAGTCTTGCGCGCTTCCCGTCAGAGAGACACAGGGTGGTCAAATCTTAACTTTTCCCAGTGTTTATGCGGGTCCCAAGATTTGACACTATGGTCAACTCTTGATTTAAGTCTTGTCACCTGAACCCTAAGTCTCGACCACCCTGACAAATCTTGAGAGATAGATATAATCTATATTTTTTTAAGATTTGACCACTTTTCAAGTGTCTGACGGTGGGGTGTATGTATCGGGTTCGGAAAACTCGGTCTTTTCCACGACCCAAGGAGCGCCTTTGCCGCCCGGTTTCACGCGTATGGCAGAGGATGCGCACAGGTCTTCCTTTGCCCGGCGTATGGTGCGGAACGTGTAACCGTACTCTTTCAGCTTGGCTTCCATATCCTTTACCGCCATGCTGCACTCGTTTTCGTCCAGAACCTGCAAGAGCGCTTCTTTGCAGTCATTACAAAGCGTAGGGTTCTTGATCTCCGCCGCTGCCGCCAACATATATTCCCGGTCGCGCTTCATGCTCGTTCCGCTGCGGTGGGGTTGACCGGCTTCGTCTATCGTGAACAAAACGGTCTCCTGCAAAGAGGCGTAGTTATTCTTCTCGTTCGAGAGGTAGCGCACGCCGGCTTCCTCCGTGTAGCCCATCATCAGCACGGAACGGGCGATGTCCCACAGGTCGGCGGTGTCGGCGATGCGGTCGCGCCCGGAAGCACCTTTGCGCTTGTTTGTATGGCAGATGATAAGAAACGTCGTGCCGTATTCTTCACCGAGGGAGATCAGCGGCGCCATACAATCGCGCATGGCGTTGCGGCTTCCCATGTTGATCTCCGGCGGAATGAACCCCTGCACGGGGTCGAAGACGCACAGCGCGGGGCGGAAGCGGCGGATAAACGATGCCATTTTGTGCGTGCCGAACTTGAAGTCCCGCAGCAGTCCTTCTTTGTCGGCGAGAAAATCGGGCGTCAGCACCTTCGTTTGGTCGGCTCCGGCTTCGCGCAGCTTGCGCTTTAACTTCTGGCGCACGCTGTCCTCTGTGGTGAGAAACGCAACGGAAAGCGGCTTACGGTCCGTGTCGGCGGTGTCGAGCAGGCTCTTTCGTCCGCTGCTCAATGCGGCGACGATGTTGCACCACAGCGTGGTTTTGCCCGTGCCGCCGTCGGCAGCTAATAAGGTGATTTGCCCTTTCGGCACCCAGCCTGGAATCAGCCACGTGGCTTCCCGCTCGTCAAAATCGCTGAGGGGGCGGAAGCACTCGAAAAACGCGTCCTCCGGGCTCTGTGCGGCCTCTTGTGCCGCTTCCGTATTGTGCGGGGTATAAACGGGCGTGGTGATCTGCAAGGCTTCCAAGCGGCGCAAAACGTCCTTTTTGCTGCCCTCCATGTCCACGACGTCGGAAATATCGCCGTGCGGCTTTAAATCCGTCCATTCCCGTGTGAGGTCCAGTATTTTCACTTCTGCGGCGTGCCCGAAAAGCGCCTGTGCTGCCCGCTCTGCGAACGCTTTGCCGGGCTCGTCGTTATCTTCAATGATCGTCACGCGCTTGCTTTCGAGCGCTGCGGTGAAATTCCCGTGCCATTTGGAAGCGGCGCCGTCCGGCACGGAGACCGCCGTAAGCCCCATGCGGCGCAGTGTTTCAACGTCCTTTTCGCCCTCCACCATGTAAAGCTCGGGCTTATCTGCCGCTTCCCACAGGTTATAAAGTACCGGCTCCGCGCCGCCGCGCCCGATCTTCATCTCTTTGCCGTCCTTGTGCGACCACACGAAGGTTTTGCCGCCGCTTTCGGTGCGGTAGCGGGTCTTGCGGTACAGGAACGCCCCGTTTTCGTCGGTGTAGTCGTACTTCGCCACAAATTCGCGCTTTTCCTGCCGAGGCTTTTCTTCCTTTTTGAGAGATTCTGAAAAGAGGTCGGCGACCGTGATGCCGAGCGCCCCGCAGATTTTCTCCGTCGTGCAGCCTGCGTGGCACTTTAAGAGCACGCGCCCGTTTTTGCCCTCTGTGACGGATAAGCTGTTTGATTTGTCTTCATGTGCCGGGCACCGTGCGGAACCGCCGTGGACGTTCTGCAGGCGTGCCTTAATTTCGTCTAAGGTCAAATTTTCACTTCCTTTTCAAAAATGCCGAAAGCGGCGTTCAGCGCGCCGCTTGTGTTTATAGCTTTCTATCCCACACCAAAGCCGTGATGAACAGCCTGCGCGCGTAGCTCAACGGCATGTGCTGCATCAGCTTCACGGTAGCGTTTATGAGTTCTTCCCGGCTATCTGCACTTGACTTTTCCGCCGGTTCGTGGTATCGTTTGGGTGAGGATTTATTTGTCTTTGCGTCTCGCTCGGTTGCCGCCGAACGGGGCGCTTTTTTTGTCCGGGGGTCTGTTACTTGCGGCATGGCGGCAATGTTCCTTTCGCAGAGAAATAATCTATAAGCTCATCGCGGGGAATTTCTAAAAGCTCGCCGATGATTTCCATTTCATCAATTGTCCACGGCTTGTGCCCGTTGATGCGGGTGCAGACGTAGTTCACGCCGCGCCCAATGGCTTTTACAATGTCCGTCTGCGTTATGCCGCGCTCGAACATGCGGCCCTTTAATTTGTTCCATTTGACCATGGTTCACGCTTCCTTTCTGTGTGCGCCCGTCTTAAACAGGGCTTCGGCTTCTTTTCGCTCGGCATTGTTCTTTTTGTGCTCGAGTGCGACGGCGTAAAGTTCCCGTACCACCGCCACGGGCAGCTCACGCAATAGCTTTACAATCTCGGCGATTAAATTTTCCCGGCGCTCGTTTTCGTTCATGTTTTTCCTCTCCTTTTCTTAGCAGGTCTTATGTACAAACGCTTGTTTGACTTGAGCTTATCATATTTTGCACGCCGCACTCAAATTTGAATTCAACACCGTTTTTTTCAGCGTTTTCGGCAAAGCCGCCGTGCACGATGGCGCTGTTCGCCTTTGAGGTGCCGGTGCAGACGTCTTCGCCCTTTTCCAGTACGCATATTTCTGCCTGATACCGCGAAAGACCGATGACCGACTTTCTGCCGGAGGCTCGAGACTCCCCGAAAGTCTTGTCCCGCTGCTCGAGGATTCCCGCCAAAGTCTCCATCGTGGAATCATACGCGTCCTTCTGCACCCCTAGTGCAGACATCTGCTCCAAAATCAGTTTTTTCCATTTGTTTTTGGTCACATCCTGCACCCCCTTTTGTCAAAAACCTGCCCAGAGTTGGATAGAGTTACCCTCGCCGGTCCCTACAAGGCCCGGAAGGCGCGTCGGATGAGGGCGGGGATCTCTGTGGCCTCTCATATCCCGTACCTCCCCGCGTTCTTCGCCTTTTTCGTCTGTGTATGTAGCGGGAATGAAGAATTTGAGGGATTTAACGCCGCCTTTTTTGGCGTGGTTAAGATGCGTTCTCATCGTGTTAATCATGCGAATAACGCGGTAATGTTCCTTCCCAATCGCCCGCGCTACGTCTCTGCTGTCCGCTACGATCTGCCCGCGGTGTTCCGTGAGCTTTAGTTCATACATGGGGGTTCCTCCTTTACTTATCGTTGCATATTTGGGAATTGTCGGATAAAAAAATAAGCGACTTCGTAGCGGCGTCCAGAGACAGACAAGCGGAAATAGCAGCCGCTTCCCCTACGGTGAACTGCCGCTTTCCTTTCAGCTTTCGGCTCAAAGACTGCGGTGCAATGCCGATTTCCTGCGCCAAACGCCCTTGTGTGTAGCCTGCTTCCGCCATCTTGCCGCGCAAAACAGAATAGTTCATTTCGCGTCATCTCCTTTCGTTGCGTATTTGGGACAATTAAAGAGTAGCACAGAATAAATCACTTGTCAACCCAAATATGCAACTTTCTGAAAATAATTGTTGCAAATATGAACCGAACGGGTTATAATAGGAGCAGAAAGAAGAATAAAAAGAAATAACAGGAGAGTGAAAACCATGTCGGAAAACCTGAACGAAATCCGTTTCCGCCTGAAATCCCTTCGTATTCAGCAGGGACTTTCTCTGCAAGAGCTTGCACAGCGCACAGGGCTTTCAAAATCGACCCTCCAACGCTATGAGACCGGCGGTATTCGCAATTTGCCCATTGACAAGGTAGAAGCCTTGGCGAAAGCGCTGAACACGACGGCTAAGTATATTATGGGTTGGGAAGACGATACCACGCCCGAAAAAGACGACATTCCCGCGGGGTTCATGCCGCTTCCGAAGATGCAGCGCGTGCCGGTGGTGGGGCGCATTGCGTGCGGGGAGCCGATCACTGCCGAGCAGAATATAGAGAGCTACGTAGACGCTCCGGCAGACATGAAGATAGATTTCGCCCTGATCTGTGAGGGCGACAGCATGATAGACGCAGGCATCAAAGACGGGGACAGGGTGTTCATTCGCAGGCAGCCGACCGTAGAGAACGGGCAAATTGCCGCCGTGCGCATCAACGGAGAAGCGACCTTGAAGCGCGTGCATATCAACGGCGGTACAATGATCCTGCAGCCCGCTAACGCCAGTTACCCGCCGCTTGTGTATTCTCTCGCGGATCTGGAAGACGTAGCTATTGAGGGGCTCGCCGTAGGCTTCCTGCACATGTTCTGAGCCGCCTGTACAATCTTCCCAACCCCGAAAGCGCCAATTTGTGTAGTCTGCATACACACGCTATACACACGTTCGAAAATTTTTGTCCACACGCGCCAGCGCCCGGAACGATAGGAAATATCAGACTTTACGGAAATACAAAACACCGCTTTGTGGACAGTTTGCCTTATGCCCTGCACCGCTTTCACGTTAAAGGGGTGGGGGAGGGCGCCCCCTATCCCGCCCCAGCGACCCGGTGCTGTCCAGCGCCAATTTACACACAGGGCATTTTTGAAGGGGGGGTGGTCAGGACGGAAAAAGGAGGAAGGCGGCGCACGACTACAGAAAACTACACCTGCCGTTAGGTGTCGGCTTTCTGCACATAGTTCTAAAACGCCCTGTAACGCGCTGTAAGCGACGATAAATGAAAACGTAATTTTACCCTATGAAGACAAAAAGCCCGTGCAGAGACGCACAGGCGGAAAGGAGAAGCACATATATGGGAAAGCGGACGAACACAGCGACGTGGAACGAAAAATACAACCGCTGGCAGATCAACGTACAGAAAGACGGATACCGCCGCAGCTTTTACAGCTCCGCCCCCGGCAGGACCGGGCAGAGAGAAGCCAACGCCAAAGCCGACGCGTGGCTTGATGACGGCATCTCGCCCACAGGGGAGCGCCTGGAAGCGGCGTACAGCCAATATCGGCAGGAGTGCAAGGAGAACATGAGCACCACGGAATACAACCATGTAGACAGTGTGGGGCGCGTCTGGATCATTCCGAACCTCGGAAAGCGGAAGATTACCGAGTTGAACGACGGCGACGTGCAAAAGATGCTGGATAAAGCCGCTGCTATGGGGCGCTCCAAAAAGACCATACAGGATATAAACGGCATTCTAAACAAGTTCCTGAAATGGTGCCGGCGCAATAAAAAGACCACCTACCGCCCGGACGATGTGCATATACCCGCTTCCGCCAGGCTAAAAGGGAAGACGGTCCTGCAGCCGGATGACCTCTGTACGCTGTTTTCCACAGATACCGCGCTGTATAAGGGAAAACGGCAGAAAGACGAGTATATTCATGCGTACCGCTTTCAGGTGCTGACCGGTCTGCGCCCGGGAGAGCTGCGCGGCCTGCGCGTCAAGGACATTCAGGGCGGCGTGGTGTACGTGCAGCGGTCTGTAAACGTCTACGGCGAAACGACGCAGGGGAAGAACGAGAACGCCGTGCGGTCGTTCGTCCTGTCCGATCTCGCGCGCTGTGAGCTCGCTTTGCAGCTTCAGGAATACCCGAGCGAAAGCGGCTATGTGTTCCCGCTTCCGTCGCCCACGGCGTATAGGGAGCGCTGGCAGAAGTATTGCGCGTCGAACGGCATGACGAAAACCACGCCCTACGAGCTCCGGCACACGTTCGTTTCTGTCGTGAAAACGCTGCCGGTCGGCGAAGTCAAACCGCTTGTCGGGCACTCGGAGAGCATGGACACGTTCGGCATATACGGGCACGCCCTGCAAGGCGAGGACACCGAGACCGCCGAGAAGATCAATAGGCTTTTCCGAAAGCTCCTCACCGATCAGCCGAAAGACGCGCAGGCACCGAATAAAACCGAATAA